AAAATTCTTTTGAATATATAATTATAGGACGAAGATAAAGAATTTTAAAGTTTGGAGTTAAACAATATGAAGATGGGAACATTAGGATCGTACGATAGTACAACTGATTATTCTGAATTTAAGAGACGAAAACCTAATAAAAAATATAGATCACATTTAGTTTCTGAGCGTTTCTTGCTCATGATTATAAAAGTTTTAGCAAGTGATATTACAGTTAACAGACGTTCTCTTGCTAATATAAAACGCTTCTTAACTATCATAGATAGGGATTATTATTGTAGAAGCGAAAATATAGAAGCTATGCTTCTAGTTTGTGATTTGTTAGTTTCAATTAGAACTAAAAATCCTCATGGAGTTTCATTAGAATCGTTAACATATAAAGTTGAAAATCTTTTAGTTGAACCTTATGATAAAGTAAGAGATCAATTAATTATACCTCAGATTAATGTTGCAAAAGATGAATTGCCTGAAGATGATCTTGAATATATTACAAATAGCCTAGATCAAAATCTTAAGTTTTCATACATTCTTGATGTAAAAGATAATCTTATTGAATTAACAAACGATATCGAAACATCATCTTATACCGATTTTCCAAATTTATTACATCAGTATCGTGATTTAGTTACTGGTATTATGAACTTTTTCAGAAGTACAGATTCAAGTTCAATGACTAATGAAATTGTTCATACTGGAGATCCAACATTCTTAGATATTCTTTATGATACTTATGAAGCTATTCGTAATCCAGCATCTGCTTTACAAACAGGTTGGCAGGCATTGAACTCTGCACTTGGACCTCGTGGTGGATTCCAGAATAAAAACTTATATTGTCTTCATGCTAATACTAACTCATTTAAATCTGCAATGCTTCTTCATATTTCTCGTATGATTAAGGAATATAATGCTTCGAGAGTTATTGATGAATTTAAACGTACTGGAAAGATTCCAACAGTTCTTCACATTAGTATGGAGAATGATAATGATGAAGATAATGAACGTTTGTATAAGACTGTAGTTAAGAAAGATCTTGGAAAATGTACATCTCGAGAAGAACTTAATCAGTCTTGGGAACACAATTTCGGAAATTCTAATAGTGAAGAAGAAAATCCTATTGATATTTCATTCTTGCATGTTGATGCTAGATCTCTTAGTGTTGATGAAATTGATGTTATTATTGAAAATCTTGAAGAAGAAGGATATCGTGTAATTGCTTGTGTCGTTGATTATTTAGGTTTAATTAAACCTAGAATGGAAGATATGGGTAAAGATAACCGTCTTCAGTTAAAGAATATTGCAGATGATTTACTTTCACTTGCAAAGAATAGAGATATTCCAGTTATTACAGCTCATCAGATTAACCGTTCTGGTGGTGCAGTTCTTACAAACTTAAAGAATCAAGGTGGAGTTAATGCTATTTCACAAATGACTAATGAATTCATTGGTGAATCTTATGGTATTGAACAGGCTGTTTCATGGTCAGCATTTATCGATATTGAAATTCATGGTGAAGATCGTTGGTTGATGTTTAAGCGAAACAAATCTCGTTATAAGAATAAGTTTGGCACAGAAACATTTGTAATGAAGATCCGTGATGGTATTATCATTGATGATGATATCTATCTTTCAACTCCATTGTCACTTCCTAAGATTCCTGATGGAATTGGAACTGATGATGCTAATCAGAATCAAGGTTCTAGAGGTATTATTGATATTAGAGATAATAAACATAAAACACCTCCAAAAGATCATCTTATTAAAGTTAAATCTTCAACTGAAGAAAGAGAAGACTTCCTTAATTCTAAAGAAAAGGTTCCTATCGAATATATCGATTGGAATAATTGGATTTATTATCTTGATACTGGTGATTACGAAACAGAAGATTTCTATGTTTGGTCTAACTCTGAAATGTCATATTATGATAGATCGTTTGTTATTGGAGAAACAGAATATGTTAGCTGCGATTTTAACGAAGAAGTAGCTTACGCTTAATTTAACAGGTTATAAATAAATTAAGCTCAAATTCTTTATCTTCAAATGGAATCGTGTAGTTTTCATAACTCTCCTTAGGATTTAGTATACATCGTCGATGGTATTAGATCTTATGAGTTTAATTTGTTTTG